TGAATTTTCAATGGATTTCCACATTATACCCGACACAGATGCACAGCCAAAAGAAAAGAAACCTTCACTACGTATTTTCTCTTTTCGCTGCAAATTTTCGAGAGACAGAATTGTTAAAACCACATATCCTGCTGAATATTCCCCGGCATTTATCTCGCTTATTGAGCGATATTGACTATCTTTGTTTTCAAAGCAAGAGTATGATCAACTTCGATGAATATATACGCCAAGGCGAGCCGCAGAAGCGGGAGAAAGGATATGCGTGGCAGACTGCTATCGGCTTGCAGGCCGTCGACGGGCTGAAGCCGTCCGAATACCTGATTGAAACCGCGCGCAAGGACATCGAGGGCGAAATTACAATCGACGAAGCCGAGCAACTCATAAAGAGTTACTACCAGTCGAAAGAAGCACGTACTCCCGAAGATGCGGAAACGCATGAAGCAGATACGGCATCGACCAATATTCGTCGGCTTCTTACCGAAAAGACCTTCGCTTTTACGCTTGTCGGACTGACATCGATTCATCGTCGGATATTCGACGGTGTATTCAAGTTTGCAGGGCAAATCCGCGATTATAATATCACAAAAAAGGAGTGGGTACTCCGTGGAGATACGGTGCTCTATGTTTCTGCGCCTGATATTCGTAAAGCTATTGAATACGACTTGGAGCAGGAACGCCGGTTCGATTATTCTAAAGTAGACCGAAACGGTCTTGTGAACCATATCGCCCAATTCGTATCGGGGCTGTGGCAAATCCATCCGTTCGGTGAGGGTAATACCCGAACTACTGCCGTGTTTACGATTCTCTACCTCCGTTATATGGGCTTCGATGTAACGAACGACTTGTTTGCCAACCATTCGTGGTACTTCCGCAATGCACTGGTACGAGCAAATTATCAGAACGTCCAAAAAGGCATTATGCGTAATTCCGAATATTTGAAGCGGTTCTTTCGCAATCTTCTATTGGGCGAAACTAATGAATTGCGGAATCGATATATGGTGGTTAATGCTCCGGAAGAACTGGTTACAGAGCAAGCACAGCATAATGACCGTACAAGTACCGAACAACCTACCGTACAAGTAACCGAACAAGTTCGCGCTTTATTGCTCGCTATATCAAATGAGCAATTATCGCTAAAAGGAATAATGGAGAAGGTCGGACTGAAGCATCGACCGACATTTTTGGATAATTATATAAACCCGGCTTTTGATGGCGGCTTTCTCAAAGTTCTATATCCTGACAAACCCAATCATCCTCGACAAAAATATTTGCTGACCGCAAAAGGGTTGACATTATGTAACGAAATCTTAAACAATAAATAATCAGATTACAAAAAGCCAAGGCTTTATTCGGACTATAGCCGGAAAAGCCTTGATTCGTTCATAATTATCAATTCAATCGCTGCGTCCGCATTTTAGTCTTCAATGATTTGACATGACTAATTGAGAAATAAATGTTTTAACAAAAAAATAAGAAATTATGGTAACATAGTATTTATTTGAAAAAGATAAGATTCGTGATTGAAATAATCGTGTTACTTTAAAAATTGCCTTCTTAAATCCATTAATTGGCATTGTTCTCTTGAATATAGTTTGGACGATTTTAGTTTTTCCAATACAGTTTTCAATGGTTCTGCCAATCCTAATTTCTCAGCAACTTCATCTGCTTTCAATTCAACCATCAGACTATTAGCATTTGTTAAATTTTCATTGAAATAATGGATTATATGCCCAACTTCATGGGCAATAGCCGCCAATTTTTCTTTTTCAGTAAAATTCAATGTTTCACACAATGTTGGTGAAAAAATAATAGCTGCAAATATTATACGCTGTTCATCTACAATTTTGACATCAACAGAATATAAGAATGTATCGTTCTTTGTATCTTCGAGTATTGTAACTCCATCTAATTGTTTATATTGATCTATTGTATAACAATCAATATGAAATAGTTCTAAGTGTGTATACTCTCTGTATAATATGGTTTTGAATTGTTGTTCAAAATTTTGAAAAACATTCTCTGAAGTATGATTTAGAAATAACTTTTTGACCAAATGAGACATTGCTTACCGCTAATCAATTATAATTGGTTGTCACGATAATTTTCTATCGCTAACATTCTTGATTTTTCTTTAGTCCAGCGAGGTTCTTGGATTTGTGCGATAGTTCTTTCTACTTCATATAGTTTAGATGTATCCCCCCACTCAATGAAATGGACAAGTGCCTTAACAATATCTATACACTCAGTAAAATGATTCTTTATTTGGTTTTCTGTAAATCTAAGAACGAACCAATTGTTTGATAAGAAATAGTTGTTCCTTTCTTCATCTCCGCAACCTATATAATGAATTTCTTTCTTTGTTTTATATTCGTAAGGTTCATCTATTTCCAAATCAATTGGACACGAGCAACCATTATGCAAAACCAAATCAGGAGAATAAGCATCAAGCGATTTGTCCATCTTGATGTAAGACGGAAATTCTTTCATTAATGCGTAGAATAGTTTGTCTTCTGATGCTCCTCGTTGAGGACGCATCAGACAATCTTCTATTTTGAGATTATTGAGTAAACAACGTTTAAAAATGGTCGGAACTATAAGTTTTGCATATTTATCAAGAAGTGCTGCTTGAGAATTTAATCGTTGTGTGAATTCTAATTCTTTATTTTCATATTCTTCTCTTAATTTTCGATATGCCTTGATGTCTTTTTGATACTTCTCTTGCGCTTCCTGCTCTAATTGTTTGATTTCTGGTTGCGTTAGTTTTCTTGTGCGTATTTTTGACTCAAGTTTACCCACATTCATTTTATGTGCCATTAATAAAACGAAAGGAATCCATAATATAGCAACAATTATACCTAACCCAGGATCTTTTGGTGATATAAAAAATGCAGGAAGAGTAAAAAGAAATGCCACTATAATAAAAGGAATGAGACATCCCCAATTACGTGTTTTATAAAATTCAGTTTTTTCTGTGGGAATTTCGGGTATTGATGGGACTGTCGCATCTTTAGGATTATACGGATGAACCAAGAATTCCCAATCATCACCTTTAAGGTTTAATTGTTTTGCAACATTCAAAAAATCATGCAAATAAATATGATTTTTGTCATTCATTGTAACGCCAATAGAACCTATCATGAACTTTTTGGAAAGTTGTTCACGAAGTAATTGAGGATACAATATTATAGGATAGCGATTGTCACTTTGCAGTCTTTGTAGCAATATGACATCTTGAACATATTTATCATTTTTCAAATGATATTTTTCTCTGAAAGATTCCCAATTAAGATTTTCGACCATTTATACAAATTCAATTTTATGCAGTTACAAAAGTACAAAAAATCCGTGATATATTTTACGTAAAATGCTAATATTGCGAATTTTATTGTGGTATAATTTGAAATGGTTTTGTTTTGGAAGTTGTTGAACAATAAAATCTTGTCTTAGTTTCTCCAACTGTTCCTTTAACCATTTCCTAATCGGTTGCAAGTTCATTGTAAGGGCAAACCTACCTTTGTCAGTGATCACTTTAGCTCTGATCTCTTTTGTCATGAATTTCCATTTGTGTTCCTCCGAATAGAGTTCACCGCTATATTCAAGATTCAAGCGGCTTGCCCATCATCAGCACTGTTGTCTATTCTTGATTGAAACCTACGGTAAAGCAGAAGCTTTCGAGATTGAGCATACCCTTGATTTTGGGAAACCATTTCAGGGTCTTGTTTAACAAGACAGTAAGCTTTGATACCTCTTTCTTAGCTTGCTTGAGTTCCTCTTGTGTCACTTCCATTTGGCCTTGGAATTTTCCTATGCCTGTAACTGCTCTGTTTGCTGTATTAGATCAAGGCAATACTGCCGTGTGGTGATATGCCTCACTTCCGAGCCGTCAATGCCGCACGTCTGTTATCCAAATTCCCTTACTCATATTTCATCCTTATAGGTTACAACTAAAAATTTACCAAATGGCATTTGGGCTGAATAGGTCTTAAATACACTCTCATATTCTATGTTAAGCATTTGCCAAAGCCATTTTGATTCAGGCTTGCCTGTATGCCACGAAATGACTTTCAGGGGAGCCTAATACCCCAACAACCTTAAGTTGTCGGGAGGGTTGCCATGCAATCTGCAAGCAGAGATGAAAGGATTATCTAATCCAGATAGGTTTGTAGAGTGGTAAACTTATTGGCAAAGCCTCCTATTCCTTTCCGGTACTCTGCGTTCGGTATATTACATAGACGATGGCAGACCAGAGGGAAAAAGAAAGAGTTTGTTACTCATAATTGTTTCTTGCCAGTCATACATCGAACTGTTTTACCGGTTGTGGATTATTCTGCGTATTTTTCTTTGGCAACTGCTCCCTTTGCCATCACAACTTTCCCATATTATACGCGCAGATAAAAGCCGGTTTTTGGCTGCTGTTTTGCTTACCAACCCTTCTCGATTTTCTTTTCAGTTGTTTGCGCGAAAATGGTTTAGTTTAGTTTTTCTCCCTTATAAAAGTAAACTGAATTATATATGCACGCGCGACCGGTAAACTTTAGTCGAATAATCCGTTTACCAAATTGACTGCATCGTCCTTTTTCTGATTGATGATTTTGGCATACACCTGCGTCATCTTCACATCTGCATGACCGAGCAGTTTGGAGGTCGTGTAGAGGTCTGCACCGAGCGTCAGCATCATCGTCGCGAACGTGTGGCGGCTTGTATGGAAAGTGATAGGTTATGCAAGGGAAAGCAGACAGGTGAAGATAAAACGTAAACCGTTTGAAATGAGCATTGTTTCAGTGTTCTGCCAAGTAGAGAAAATGCAAATGACAACGGAATATTGAGGTTGTTCAGTTACCAAAACGTTAGCCGGGCAGTTACCAAAACGAGAACAGGTAACGGCAGGTAATGAAAAGAAATCCTCACCGTTTTCTTTGCACTCATACACAGTATTTTGCATATCAAGGAACGCTTATACGGCAAGTAAATTTGCACTAAAAAAATATAAGCGTATGAAAGTAGAAAAATTCAAGGTGCTGCTCTACCTCAAAAAGAGCGGATTGGACAAGTCGGGAAAGGCTCCCATCATGGGACGCATCACTGTAAACCGTACGATGGCGCAGTTTGGATGCAAGCTGTCCTGTACACCCGAACTGTGGAATCCCCGTGAGAGCCGTCTGAACGGGAAGAGCCGCGAGGCGGTGGAAACTAATGCCAAAATTGAAAAGCTACTGTTAGCGATAAACACGGCATTTGACAATCTTGTGGAGCGCAAGATTGATTTTGATGCCGCCGATGTGAAAGACCTTTTCCAAGGCAGCATGGAAACGCAGATGACCCTTATGAAAATGACCGATGTTGTCTGTGATGACATCAAGGCACGTATAGGTATTGACCGTGCCAAAAGTACTTATCCCGGCTATCACTATATGCGGCTGGCACTCGGAGAGTTCATCAAGCATCAGTACAAGGTCAAGGATTTGGCTTTCGGGCAACTGACGGAACAGTTCATCCACGACTATCAGACATTTGTCACGGAAGATAAAGGACAGGCAATCGATACTGCCAGACATTATCTTGCCATACTTAAGAAGATTTGCCGTCTAGCTTATAAAGAGGGATATGCTGATAAAATCCACTTCCAACATTTCACCCTGCCGAAGAAAACGGAAACGACTCCACGGGCATTGAGCCGTGAATCGTTCGAGAAAATCCGTGACGTGGAAATACCTGCATACCGCAAATCCCATATGCTGGCAAGGGATATGTTTCTCTTCGGATGTTACACAGGTGTATCTTATGCGGATGTCGTTTCGATTACCCATGCTAATTTGCAGACAGACGGGGACGGGGCATTATGGTTGAAATACCGCAGAAAGAAAAACGAACTCCGTGCCAGTGTAAAACTATTGCCCGAAGCAATTGCGCTTATCAATAAGTATAGCAGTGAGGACAGAGAAAACTTGTTTCCTTTACTTCGCTGGCCCAGTCTTAGAAGGCACATGAAAGCGTTGGCGGCACTGGCAGGCATCAAGGATGACCTGTGTTACCATCAGGCGCGCCATAGTTTCGCCTCACTGATTACGCTCGAAGCTGGTGTGCCGATTGAGACTATCAGTAGGATGTTGGGGCATTCCGATATTTCCACCACTCAGATATACGCCCGTGTCAGTCCGAAAAAACTCTTTGAGGACATGGACAGGTTCATCAAAGCTACCGAGGATTTCAAACTTACCCTTTAATACGGCAAACGATATGCGAAGTACATTTTCACTGTTACCCTATATCAACCGCAGCAAGTTAAAGGCTGACGGTACGACCGCCGTTCTCTGCCGCATAACCATTGACGGGAAACAGACGGTCATAAGCACAAGTATCTATTGCCGTCCCGAAGATTGGAATGGCAAGAAGAACGAGATAAAGTCCACAAGGGAAAACAACCGCTTGCAGGAATATCTCCGGATCATTTCAGAAGCATACGAGGAAATACTGAAATCGCAAGGTGTAGTAAGTGCAGAGATGTTGAAGAGCCACATCATCCAAAACAACATTCATCCGACTACCCTCCTGCAAATGGGAGAATGGGAACGGGAGCGGTTAAAGAAACACTCCGAGGAAATAGATTCAACCTCCTCCTATCGAAGTTCAATGTATTACCAGAAGTACCTGACAGACTATATTGTGTCATCGGGTAAAAAGGACATCTATTTTGAAGAAGTTACAGAGGACTTCGGCAAATCTTATAAGGCATATCTGAAAAGATGCAAGAACTTCGGGGCATCTCAGACCAACCATTGTCTGCGATGGTTGAACCGCCTGTTGTATCTGGCAGTCGATAAGGAGATAATCCGAGTGAATCCCTGCGAGGAGTTGGAATATGAAACCAAACCGGAGGCAAAGCACAGATACATCAGCCGCGATGAGTTCAAGAAGATACTTTCCACCCCGATGTATGACAACAGGCTGGAGTTGGCGAGACGGGCTTTCATATTCTCCTGCCTGACGGGATTGGCGTATGTGGATATACAGTTGTTGCATCCCCACCACATCGGGATGAATGCGGAGGGCAGACGGTATATCCGTATCAACCGCAAGAAGACAAAGGTGGAAGCGTTTATACCCCTGCATCCCATAGCGGAACAGATATTGTCGCTGTACAACACGGCCGATGACGAACAGCCCGTATTTCCGCTTCCTAACCGTGACGCCTTGTGGTTTGAAATTCATGAGTTAGGTGTAATCATAGGCAAAGAGGATAACTTGTCCTACCACCAGAGCCGACATAGTTTCGGAACTTTCCTTATTTCAGCGGATATACCGATAGAGAGTATCGCCAAGATGATGGGGCACTCCAATATTCGGACGACACAGGGATATGCACGTATAACCGATGACAAAATCTCAAAGGATATGGACAAACTGATGGAACGCCGGAAGAAACAATCTACTGGCGAAAAGACAAACAAAAGTAACTAAACAATGTCAATACAATATATTATGGATAGAGGTATAATCACAATCAGTGAAGTGGGTATGGTCACTATTCCGACCGCACCCGTATGGATGACACAATTCGAAATCGCTGACCTGTTTGGAGTATTCTCTTGTGACATACGTAAAGCGATTCATGTTATATATAGGAATAAGGAGTTAAACGAATGTGATACGATGAAATATATCAAGCAACCAGATGGTATCAGTTACGATGTTTATAATCTTGAAATGGTTATAGCCATTGCATTCAGGATATGCAGTAGAGAAAGTATCTTGTTCAGACGGTTTGTGATAAATGAAATCTACGCCACCAAGAAAGAGAACTCAATAACATTGTTTGTATCCTGTGGCAGAGGAAGCAACCTATGGTATAGTTGAGGTTCATCCCATCAGTCACTTGTTCCCGATGCTCGGATGCAAAGGTAGCGCATGGCTCTGATGGCAGCGGCAAGGTCGGGCGGCAAAGCCGTTTCGGGCATAATCTTCCTCCTGTGGAGCGTATTCAGCCCGAAAACCTTGCC